ACCCAAAAAAGCCGGCATTTGGTGTGTCTCTCTGTATTCGCTTCTGTGCCTGTTTTTTTGCCCTGTAAGCGTTTCCACGACGGCTGTTGCATGGTTGGCATGATGCGACGAGGTTTGAGCGTTCTAGGGCTAATTCTGGGTCTCGGTCGAGTTCGATGAGGTGGTCTACTTGTGTTGCTTTTTTGCCGCACCAATGGCAGATGTGGTTTTCTTCTTGGAGTACTTGCCGGCGTAGGTTTTTCCATGCGTTGGTGTTGTAGATGCGTTTATTGGTCATTGTTCCACCATGCTCTGCGTTGTTTGCCAACTACGGATTCGCGGTAGGTTTGTGTTGTGCCGCCCCATATGCCGTGCAGTTCGCCTTTGCGTGCCAGGTCGAACGCTTCTTGTGCGCAGGCTCCGGTCACGGGGCAGGTTTCGCACAGTTTGTGTGCTTTGGCTCGTTGTGATGGCCTGTTGCTGAAGAACAGTTGTGTTTGGCCTTTGCATGCTGCGTGATCTATCCATGACATCAGCAGAATGGGCAGGGTTCGGCGTGGTGTTCGTCGAGGCGAATGTAGCCGGCGTTGTTACATGCTGTGCAGCTGCTTTTAGTTACGCCTTCGCCACAGGGGCTCGGCGTGTCGGACTCTTGCAACAGTTCGTGATGTTTTTCGGTGGGTAAAGGCCCCGAAGTGCTGTTACGTAAGTTGTTGGAGTCTAGTGAGGTTCTGAAACCTAATCGCGGTGCGGTGTTCATTTCAAGTCGCGAGGGTCATTTGCACTTGCAACAACTTCTAGCCGGCTTAGTTCGGCACGCATGTTGATGATGGTTTCGGTCAGTCGGTCAATTGTTCGGCGTTGCTCATCGATGAGTTGCTGCGCTTTTTTCATGGCTTGTGATGCGTCGAGTAGCGCATCAATCATTTCGTTTTCCGTCACGTTTTGCTCCTCAAACGTTTTTTAATGATGTCCCAATCTTTAGGTCTCCAAACGTGATACTCAGCGCCGGCGTTTGTTAGGTCTCGACCCCAATCTTCCTGATGTACATCGAGTCGCCCTTTGTTCGATTTCAGTTCAGCAAAGATCACGCCACGCCGTTCATGCACCAACACAAGGTCAGGAAATCCTTTATCACCGATGTAGGCGGTTAAGTGCCGGCCTTGTGCCGTGTGTACGGTGCGCGGGTGAAATGTGCGCCAGCCTGTCCACCGTGCGAGGTCGATCACGGCCTGTTGAAATGCGGCCTCGCTAATCATTTGATGTCTGGCATTTCTTTAAGCCGGTCGATTTCGGCTTTCGTACGGTCATAGCTGCGCAGAATCTCAGCAAGTTCGGCTTCCTCGATCACGTTGCCTTTGCGTGCGTTCAACACCTGCAAAAAGCCTTGCATCTTTTCTGTAGGTCTCGCCCTAGAGCCGGCGGGTGCGGGTTGGCTGGTTTGTTTTGGTGGTGCGCCTGTAATCGGGTTGCGGCGTTCCACTTTGGCCATTTCTTCACGGCTGGCACGTTTCGCAGGGTCGCTGCCTGCCCAGCCGGCATTTGCTAATGCTCGACCTACAGCTGATGTTTCGCAGTTTTCGACGTGGCTGGTTGCGTTGACGCCGCGTTCTGTGGCGTGTTCTTCTGCCCAACCTGTGGAGATCAGCACATCATTTTCGTAGAGCGATGCTTTGAATAGGCACCAGCCTTCGGAGCGTTCAACTAGGTCTGTGATCACTCGGGGTTGTACTTCGAGGCTTTTGCAGGCTTGCAGCCATAAATGTAGGCGTTCGGCAACGGTTTGGTAACTGGATAAATCAAAGGGCATCGGCTGGCCTTTCTATTGTTTCCCACACGGTAAGGCGTTGGCCGTGTCCGTGTTCATTGGTTCGTTTAGATATCTGTGTGCGATCGGTGGGCCGTATCATGCCGGCTCTTGCTGCTTTGTTAAGCCTGGCACCGATGCCTTTGTTGACAGGGAAGTCGTCGGGCAGTTGTTCCCACACCTGATCTACTGTCCAATAGAGGCGGAAGTAGGCGACGCGTTTGATTGCTCGATCAACAAGTGCGATCTGTTCGTCTGTCCATTTTCGTGCCGCTTTCGCAGAGCCTTCCATGCCACGCTCAAACGGTGTCGGCTGGTCGAAGAGTGATGGCTGGTTCATTAGCGACCTCCGCAGTAGTTGCCTGACGCTTTCCACGGCCACCAACCGCAACTAGGGCTGGTCTCCAGCGCGTCAAGGTAAATGTCATAGGCAATCATCAGGTTGACGGCCGGCACATACAAATCGTTACGGCTGAAACCAAATTGGGCGGTGCGTTGTGAGTGATAAAACCAGTTGATTTGTGTTAGGCCGTGATCGCCTGAACCTTTGTTGTGGGCGTCAGATTGGCAGCGTGATTCGTTCCACATCACTTGACCGAGCGTGGGCAGCAGCTCTTCGGGCCAGCCCATACGCATGGCGGTTGACCACCACTCCACACATTTGCCGTTCCAGCCAACGGAGACCGATGGCAGAGTGGTGGTCGTCACCGTCACTTCAGAGGTAGATGTTTGAATACGGTTCTCATCTGAAGGCGATGTTGCCGGCACCGTAGAAACAGGAATAAAACTCGGTGCCGGCTGTACCTGTTCTGATGTTGCTGTGCTTGCGGGTAGTTCAGGTACGAAGGTTGGGCCGTAAAGCCCGTAAAGCGATGCCGCCGTAGCGACGGCTAGAGCACTTATGGTGCGCATGTTTGGTCTCCTTTTGTTGTTGGCTGGAGACCTCATTATGCGCTCAGGGTGTCACATTGTCAAGCAATGTTCATGTGGCCGGCGGTTTGTGGGCCGACAATGCCGTCAACTACTAGCCCGTTGTCTTTCTGGTATTGGCGTACACGTTTGTCTGTGTTCGCACCGAAGTCGCCATCAACAACAATCGGTTTGCGGCCGGAACTGTTTTTGTAGCCGGCAGCTGCGAGTGCGGTTTGTACGGCTTTCACGTTGTCGCCTGAGTCACCGAGCCGGCATGTTTTCCAACCTGTCACGGTGTCCTCGGCTGGTACATGCGCACCGAGTGGGAACGATGCCATTGCTGTGTCAACCCATTCGGTGGTGTCGGCGTGCTCGTTGTCGATCTCTATGTGTATCCAATCTCCGGAGCCGCCGCCTTTAATCACGCCAGGCTTGTAAACGTTCCAATCGTCACGGTCGCAACGCCAACCGCGGCCACCCGAGCCGTATTCGTAATCGGCCAAATACTCAAGGCCGATGTCGTCGGCAACCGAAATGAGCCAATCAATCACCTGTTCGAGATCGGCACGGCTGCAGCCAGGGCGACCAGACCAGGCACGTCGGCTGAGATCTGCGGCACGGCCGGTGGCGTGAACTGACATGCCAGACAGGTTTGAGGATTGTGCGCCACGCTTTTTGCGTACACCGAACGTGCCGTTGTTCCACACCTGCCGGCCTGAAGCGTTTTGGATTGCTGCAACCAATGCTTCGGTGCCTGCACGCTTACCTGAAGCGATTTTGTCGGTTCCTGTGTACGGTCTCATTGTTCCACCTTAGGTTTCGCTAAACGCTGTTTGGTGGCGGCCTTCACTACAGCGAGGCCTGCACCGATCGCAGCTGCACCTGCGGCTTTCCAGCCTGCACCAACCATGTATGAGGCGATACCGGCCTGCACAGCGGTCGCTAGCGCACGTTCAGCATAGTCACGCATCTGTTCATTCGTCATTGTCTTTTTTTCCTTTCAGCCCGTTAGAGGCGAGCACACCCGAAAGTGCGCCTGTGAGAAATAGCACCATTGGGTTTAACACGCCCCAAGCGGCGGCATCGTTCGGTGATTGGTACTCGATCGGCTGCGTCACGAACAGCAAGCCGTACAAGATGACAGCCATTGCCAACACAAACGCGAACGCAAGTGAACAGCCCACCACAAACACCAAGCGTGCTTTGAGTTCGTCTGCGCTGTAACGGTGAGAAGGTCTGAACATTTACACGCCTTTGCAGTCTGTGCCCATCATTGCGCCGCACGACGGCACCAAATCATCAGGGCAAGTGCCCCACACCGCACATTTCGGCGGTTTACAGTCTTCGAGTTCCCAGTTGTCAGGGTTCTGGCAGGGATACCGATAACCACCGTCATAGCCGCAGCTGGCGGTGATCAGGATTGTTGCGGCCATCATGGCTGCTTTCACTCCTGCAAGCCCCAAATACCGATAGCGGTAATCGCAAGCCCTACAAGTACAAGTATCGTTGCGCGAATCATGCTGGCGGGTCGGGAAAGTCTACGTCAGGCCAGTTTGGGTTGTTTGGTAGGTCTCGCAACTGTTGGCGATAAACCGCCCAATCTTGTTTTTGCTGGTCGGTCAGTTGATTGTCGGCAAGTTGTGACCAGTCGCTTGTGAATAACCGCCAGTCCCGCATGTTTCGTACGTCTTGCTCTGTTATTTCCATATCAACCACCAATCCTGATAACCGACATCTGAGGCCGTGTCATTATTTTTGCTGATCCCGAATTTTGATAGAATTTTGATTCGACATAATCCGTTGTCCCGTTTAAATACAGCACGCCGGAAACGGTGCCGCCCTCGCACGCCGTACTTGTTACGTCCAACCTTGACCAGTTCACGGTGTTCTTAAATATGAGATAAAGACTTCGACCGTTTACTGATGCCCAATTGGTTTGTTCGATTGTCGCAAGATAGTAGCCGGCAAGGTTTGGTGTAATTCGACTGTTGTTCGTTGAAGTGTCATGCCAACCTAATGGATCGTAGACTTCTTGGTCATAGTTTATGATGTCAAGCGAATTGTTTGGGAATGATTGACTTGCGGTGTACACAATGGCAGCCGGTAATCCTGCGTTTAAATCGGCTGCCGTTAATACGTCGCCACTAGACCATGTGCCAAAAGTTGCCATATTGCTATCCTAATCTGTTCGTGTCCAACACGCCGAGAGTGTCCGAATCCAACACAAACGACTGATAATCCTGTGCCGGCAACAAATCGAGTGTGATTGTTGTGCGGCCTGGTACTGCTTGAATGGTGCGACCAGCAATTAAACAGTTATCAGTCACTTGCGTGCCGGCAGTCGGTGTGTATGTCACGGTTGCGTTTTGCCATAGGCCGTAACGCACATCGAGAAGTTGTGCGAGTTCTTCTTTGCTTCCGCTGTTTGTGTCAGCGAGTGTTGCCGATTGAACACTTATTTTGCGTGCTTGAAAATGAATGTTGCTAAATCGTTCAACAATGTTGTCGGCCATGCGTTGCGTGTCGGTGTCAAGCAGCATTGACGAATCGGCCGCAAACAAAGATTTGATTCCTGTTGTTGAAGTTGAATCGCTATTGTTGGCTTCAACGGTGTTGGTCGTGAACGATGAACTGATGGTTGCCTGATTGATGACACGTTCTATGTCATAGCCTCGATCAATAGCGTTCACAGGTAGTTCACCTGACGCTGGTGTTCCTTCGGTGAATACAAAGGTAGTTGCGTTTGCATCGGTACGGCTTAGCGTGTCACCAACGATTGCCGCGTCATATCGTGCCCAATCGTTGCCTAAATAAGTCCATTTGTCGATCGTCGTAGGCCAAATCACCGATGGCACGCCGGCTTGATGTCGAGCAATTAGCACGTCACCAAGAGAATCGCCAGCATTGCCTTTGTAACCTGTCGTGACGGTGCCGGCTGCGTAATAGCTGACATCTCCAACGAAACCACGATACACACCTAAATCTTGGTCAAGTTTGGGCAAACTTGTTTCGCCGCTTGGAACTCCCTGCAAAGTGAAGGTGTCAATTATCCGGTTGGCCCATTCTGTCCAGTCGTATGACGTGGAGTTACTGAAATCGTTGCCGTACAAGCCTCGTGCGCCGATCGATAACCAATCGGAGGCGGTCAACGTCACGATTGAGGTTACGCCGTCATCTCTAATGTCGAAGTCATCAATGATGCCGTGAAACACTTGGGCGGTGTCTGTCGTGTTGATTGTGCAGCTGATGAAGACGGCTTGTTGAAACCATGCAACGCTTGAGTAGGTGCCGCCTGCGCCAGGTGTCAATGCACCATCAAAATTGTTGAGCGTTATCGTCACCAAATGCGCTGAAGGCTGCATGAAACCTAACGGTTGTTTGATGTTGATGCCGGCTACACGGTCGGTGAAATCGGTGTTTGTGTCTAAACCACCAATGGTCACGTTCCATTCAAGGTCAAGGCTCACAATTTGATGCCTGACGCTGTTCTTAGTGGTAAACCGCCGCGCCTGCGGCCTTCACGTTCTAGGGCTTCAAGCACATCGGCACCGTTAGAGCCGGCCGGCATGTTGATTGTGACGTTCATTCCGCCACCGAATCGGCCTAACTGGTCGAGCGGTATGACGGCTTCGGGGCCGGCTTCGCCAACAATGCCGAGTGTGGGTGCTGTGATGATGCCGCCGTTGGCAAATTGTGGCACAGCTCCCATTAGTGCCGCAATGTTGACATCTGGCACGCCGAATTGTGTTAGGTCTGTTGGTATTTCGCGTCCACCCAAATCAACAATGTTTTGCATGAGCCAGGCTGCGCGCTGAAGGTCGCCTGTGTCGATTTCGAGTTTCAACACCTCAAAGAAAGCGTCGTCAAGGTCTTGTCGGCCTTCTCGCAAGGTGCGTAACGCTTCGTATGCTTCGTTCTGTGCTTCTTGCCAGGCTTCTGAACCTTCGGTAACGCCTGAAAGTTTTGTTTGAATTTCGGCAAGATCTTCAACAAATTGGTCGGTTGCTTCTTGTTTGTCTAGTGAGTCAAAGAAACGATCGAGGCGTGTCGTTGCAGTTTCAACGCCTTCGTTTAATTTGTCTGTTTCAACATTGACACGGCCGAGTGTGCTTTCCCAATCGTCGCCGGCACGCCGTACACCGTTGATGGAATACATAAGCGGGTCAATTGCTTTTTGCGCTTGTTCGCTTTCGTGCTCAAGTGCTCGCAAAGACTTGTTGGCAAGCGCATCAACGTGTTCAGCTGCCTCTTGTGCTTGCTCGGCGAGTTTCGGTATTTCTGGAATATCGATGCCGGGTATTTTGTTGATCGCTGAGATGATGATGTTCAGCGCATCAATCCACAGGTTGATGTAGCCTCTGATTGCGTTCCACACGGTTGAGAACACAACTTTGAGTGCATCAATTGCGTGACCAAGAATGTTGAACTTCATTTGCAGCACAACGATTGCTGCGATGATTGCCACAATGATGCCGATACCTGTAGCAACCCAGAGAGCCGTGAACGACCCGGCAAGCACAGAGTTGAGCGTGGTGGTGATGGCTTGCACCGTGTTGTAGATCGCCATTGCGGTGTTGAGCGCCACAATTGCGCCGGCAAGCGTGCCGACAACAACGCCGATGGTCACAATGAGATCGGTGTTGTTGCCAATAAAATTGGCCATTGATTCAAGGATTGGCAACAGTTGTTCGAGTACCGGCAGCAACGCTTTGCCGATTGCTTCTTTGGCGTTGTCCAACTCAATTTTCATGAGTTTGAACCGGCCTTCAAGCGTTTCGGTCGAGTCTTGTGCAGCGCCACCAAACGTTGCGGCGAGCTGTGCCATCACCTCGTCGGCTGACGCACCGCTGGCGATCATGTCGGTGAGCGATTTGTCAAGTTCTTTGAGTGGCCCTACTTCGCCTTGAAAGCCTTCCTGTAATGCTTCGGTAACTGTTTCAAGGTCTTTGCCGGTTGCTGCAGCAACATCAAGCGCCAACGTCATCAAATCTTGTGCTTCGGTAACGTCACCTGTAGCACGCACCAAATTTGCAAACGCCGGCCGAAGTTCACTATCACTTACCGCTGCAGCCTTTTCGGTTTCAGCAATGTACGTTTCAACCGCTGCAACTTGTGCTTCGGTTGCTTCGGTTGTCGCTTTGAGTGTGCGCGCTAACTCGGCTTGTTGTGCGGTGTCTTCGATCGCTGCTTTGACCGACAGACCTGCGGCTGCTGTTAAACCGGCGAGCGCTGCTGTAGCCGGCAGAAACGCTTGTTTCAATGCGTAGCCGGCTTTTGCGCCTGCGCCTTCTAGTTTCTTAAACTCTTTGATGGCACGGTCAAGGCCTTTGGCTTCGAACTCGGTTACTAATGGTATGCGTGCCATGTCATGCTGCCCTGTCTAATGCTTTTTCAAGTTCCAACGACCATTTATCGATAACGTCTTGCAGTTCCCTGTTCAAATAGAAAAGGTTTTGTTCAACGGCCGGCCACAAATAGCGTGGTGATTCGCTTTTAGCGTTCAAAGCGGCGACAAAGCGGTCGCCAGCATTTTTTGAATGTATGTCGCCGGCACGCCTGCGGCCTGCGTTCTCGTAAATTGCGCCGGCACCGTCTTTTTGGATGATTGACAACAGGTTGATTTTGTTGTCGGGGCCGATGGGTCGCACATCGGTTTGTGCAACGATGCCTGAACGTGCTTTTTTTGTCCAGGCACGATCACCACCGCTTGAGCGTGCCAACGTCCACTTACCCCAATTAGTTAGGGCTGTGGGTTGCGGTACAAGTTCGCGTGCTCGATCAACAACTGGTCGTGCAGCTGATTTCATTTCGCGTGGCAACAGGCGTGCTAGTTCGGGTTCTACCTTGCGGAGATAGCGCACAACGACACCGATGCCTTCTGTGTCGATTTCAACGCCTTTTAGCACGGTTCTGTTCTTTCACTACGTCATTTACGGTGTACAGGTCTTTCACGTCGAACTCTATGTGATGAGGCCACCAACCAACGGCAACTAGCAGTTCTGCTAGTGCTCGTCGGTGGGTGCCTCGTTGGTAGGGCGTTCGTCGCCTTCTCCAATCACTTCGAGTTTCACAACTTTCTTGACGAAATCATCGAACACGGCTGGCACAACATGGCCGGCTTGTTTTGATGATTCGTAGGCCAGGTAGGCGAGATCTTCCATTCCGATGCCTTGCGCTAGGTTGCTGGCTTTCGTTTTGAATTTTCTTTCCCATGCCACGATTGTGAACAGGTTGGTTTCTACCTGATATTGGTCGTCTGCTGTGGTGACTTGAATATTGAGTTGCATTGTCGGTGCTTTCTATGTTGTTAGGTCAGGGTGTCGTCGAGCGAACGTAAGTACCGCCGGCAAATGACAGGTCGATGGTTTGCAATGCACCGAGTGCGCCGTTGATCGGGGTGATGCTGGCGAGGTACATGCCGGTAAACGTGTACTCAGGGTTATCTGTGCCAGCGGTGGTGCTGTCGGTTGCGTACACAACTACCGAGGTCGTTGTGCCCACCAACGATGCCAAATTTTCTTCGACTTCGCTGCTCCCGTATGCGAGCATGAGCGTGCAGGTGACCTCATGGTTGCCGAGGCCGGCGGTGTACTTGCGTGAGCCGTCAGCAAACGAAGTTGCTTCAAGCTGTTCAAAGTTGATGGTGACGACCGCTGAGGTGCATTGGTCGCTGTAATCAACCGAGTTGATGAGCAAAGCCGGTTGGCTGAGCACGGTGGTTGTTGCCATTTCAGTTTCTCCTTGT